TCAACGGCAGACACAGTATTAGTATCAACAACACAAACAATATCAGGGGCAAAAACATTCAGCAGTCCAATTGCATTGACTGTGGGAAGTGATCCTTCTACTGCCACTAACAATGCACACATATACGCCAAAGATGACTCATCAAGTGCTGAAGTGTTCGTAAGGGACGAAGCCGGGAACGTTACTAAAATATCTCCACACAACCAACAAGGTGAATGGGAATACTTCTCAAGGAACGTAAAAACTGGCAAGACTGTAAGGGTGAACATGGAAGAGATGATAAGAGATATCGAAAAACTTACAGGTAAAAAATATATAAAGAACGACTAAACTATTAAATCTAATATAGTCTGTAACTTACCTTTTATACTTTTATTGTTAAGTGTATTTTTAAGGCCCATGTGCAAATTCTTAGGCCAACATTCGAACGCAGTCCAGCAGTATCCTGAATGTTCATCATTTAATTTTGGTATGAATTCTGCGTCAATGGCCACGAGATATGTGTGGAAGAAGAACTTCTGATCGTTCGATGTGAACATCTCTAACGGAATTACCTTCTTGAACTTGGGTAAACTACCTACTTCTTCCTCAATTTCTCTTTTTAACCCTTCGAATGCACTTTCAGTGAACTTGCTTTTACCGCCTACCAATCCCCACATGCCCTGTGTTTTTCTATCAGTCCTTTGTAGGAACAGGAAACGTTTGGTACCTGTAGCGTAGAATAGTGCACCTGAACAAACAATATTATCCTTCATGCTATATTATAACAACTATGGAGTGGTAGCGTCAACTGATGAGTTGTATCCTGGGTCTGCTCCACCATCTAATACTATGCTCCAATTACCTTGTGTGTATACACCCTCGTAAGATTTGACCCATTCTGTGCCATTGAATCTGTATTGTATTCCTGTGTTTAGATTTGTTACATAATGTTGTGTTGAATCTGGGTTTGATGCGTCAAAGGCCACATTCCATTTTGATGTGGTACTATTGTATTCTATGATGTCGCCAATACTGGCTACTAGACTGCCCCAGGTAGAACTTTGGAAACTTGCTGTTGAATCTCCAACGTCATTTATGACCAAGTATCTATCACCATTAGCGGGTGTGCCCGGATCAAATGTTGCTGGATTTATTATCTTCTTCACCGCTGTAAGTGAGTTGCTTGGTATAGTGTCTCCGTCTATTGTGTATAACAAAATTGTATCATCTAGTGTTGATGTTGCTATGGTGCCAACAATCTCATTTCCGTTTGGCTGTGTAAGTCTTATCTGTGATGTGCCATTTGTGACCTTACCGTACTGATCTAACAACACTTTCCAGTTAACTGCTGGTCCAAATGTTTCAAACGGATCATAATTGTTAGGCTCATTCGCTCCTGTTTGGAATCCGTCACCACCTGATTTGACATTTACTCCTGTTGTTCCTAGCAATCTTAATTGATTACCTGTCACTAACAATCCAAAGTTGTTTGGTGTTATGTAACTTCGCGATGTTAGTTCTCCGTCTATTAATCCTTTTGCAATACCACCGTCATCCTCATATATGCTCATTATAATTTTTTGTACAACACCCAGTTTCTTGACTTTGACTGGTGGTGACAACCAAATAGGCATCGAGAAAGTTAGTGTGGCAACATCTATCTCTGAATCTGCACCTACAGGAATGGTCCTAGAACTGAACGTAGTACCTGTCAATTCAACATAACTCAAACTGGTCCAGTCGATGTAATTGTCTGTTTTCTGTATCTCGAAATCTGGATTAAACAGATATAATATCTGTTCCATGATTTGTAATTTTTGGTCTGTGTTTGATGAGAAAATATCTGCTGACACTTCTAACCTGAACGGTGAAGGCATCACTTTCTCAATAGTGTAACCAGCACCTAACTCGTTGGTGTAGTTGCCATCAGAGTCTATGCCTCTTTCTCGTAAATGCTGTTTCTCTATGTGATAAGGATTTTGCATTCTTTCCCTATCGTAGTTTAATTCTCTTACATAACAAGCAATTTTAGGAGCGTAGTTCAGTGCATTCTCTGAATTATTCCTGATTATGTTTGCAACCTGTCTCGTGGGGTCTCCGTATACTACAGGCACTGCCCTTAGATTTACAGTACCGTCACTACCTTTGCCTGTTTCCACAGAGAAATTACTTAATATTCTTATAAATTGTGTAAGAAATTTCCTAACCTGTCCTTCGTAAAAGTGTAGCATTAATTGTCAGCCTTTGGTTTCAGTGCATTTGTCAGTGACTGTCTTTGTGTTACTGTTAAACCGTTTATTGTTGATTCTGTAGAATTGTTTACGAAACTTGTTTTGTAGTTTCCTCTAGAATCATTGTTCGTTGTAGTTATCCTCACACTATCTTCGATTTTTACCCATCTGTTACCATCATATCTAAACAACCTGTTAGGCAAGTAATCTGTTCTCAAGAAATAATCGCCTTTATCAACTTGCGTAGTTGGAAAAGTTATACCAAAACCTGCTGGATTTCCATTCGGTGCAACTCCGTCTCCGTCAAGATAGAATCCGTAATGCGAACTCGCTGGTGTATCTATCGTGGCGTTGACTGTCCTTGACTGGCCTGCCCTTTGTTGTGTGGTGTTGACATTATCTGTCCTTACGTTACCTCTCTCATCTATCGGTGCAACATAGTATTGCTTGTAATTAAATCCTGCCTTAGGAGCATCCGCTTCGGCCTGTGCAACAATCTGATCGTTTATTGTTTTCTCTCTGTTGTACGTACTCATGTAACTTGCAACAGATCCTGTCGTGGTTGCATCGCCTATGATGTCTTTGAATTCTTGTGAGTCAACTAGAGTTTTCATTTTCAATCTCAACAGGTGCGGCCACCATGTCTGTGAAAATCCTTCTGCGGCCCTGTTCACATCTTCAACAACATAATATCTTTTCAATGCAATAGGTACAGATTCGTCTAGGCTATAATCTTCCTTCATGTGAGGGAATTCGATAACATCACCTGACATTGGTTTCCTGCCGATTCTCTCTACGATATCATTTAAATGCACCGTTAGAAATAATGTATCGTTCTGCAAGAACATTCCAAATTGTGAAAGATTGAAGTCTGCATCTTGGACATTGTATATGCCTCTCACAACATAAACATCAGCATCGTATTTTCTGTCTCTGTTCTCTAAAAATAATAGGTCCTGTATGGTTCTCTCGTTAAGACTATCTCCGGAATAATTAGGCTGTGTTGGAGAAGCGTTTCCGTCCTTTTGTAATTCTCCCTGATTGTATGGCCCTACGTATTTGTGGAAGTGTAGGTCGGTTCCTCCCACCTGGAACATCTCTTTGATGTTGCGATCGAAGAACTTGTAGTCATTGCCCTTTTCAGGCTTAAAAATGGATAATCTTGGCATATCATACATATTTATTGCACAGGCAATGACTATAAATATGAGTATGTCAGAACTACAAACAGGACAACAGGAAATTTTTGATTACGTAAAGAACAATCTCGGTGACGGGATGATCGACGTGGAATTAGACCCTAAACACTATCAAACGGCCCTGGAAAGAGCCGTGAACAAATTCAGACAGCGATCTTCAAACGCAGTTGAAGAATCTTATGCTTTCCTTGAACTGAAGAAAAATCAGAACAGTTATATCTTACCAGATGAGATCATAAACGTGAGGAATCTGAACAGGAGAACAGTTGGTTCAAGGACTGAGGGCGGAGAAGGTGGTACATTATTTGAACCATTTAACTTGGCATACACAAACACCTATCTTCTAAGGGCAGGAGCAACAGGTGGTTTAGCAACCTACTATGCTTTCGCATCATACCAAGAAATGATTGGAAAAATGTTTGGAAGTTTCATACAGTTCCATTTTGATGTTGCGACTAAAAAATTAACAATCACACAGAGGCCAAGAGCAGATGATGAAACTGTGTTAATGCACACTGACAATTACAGACCTGACATCACATTGTTCAAGGACATCTACTCTAAACCATGGATCAGAGATTACACACTTGCCGTGTCTAAGATAATGCTAGGTGAAGCGAGAGGTAAATTCAACACCATCGCAGGACCACAGGGCGGCACAACACTGAACGGTGATGCACTCAAGAGCGAGGGCCAGGCAGAGATAGAGAGACTGGAAGCAGACATTGGAAACTTCCAAGAAGGTGGAACACCACACAGTTTTGTTATTGGTTAATTGAACACAAACTCCATTTAAATACCGTGCATGAAAGACTCCAATTATAAGAACTATTCTGATCTCACACTAGACGAACTAGAACAATTAGTACAGGAATTGGAAATAATGAGTGTAAAAGCCTTGAAACAAAAAAAGAAGAGTTTAAGAATTACCATATTAAAATCTGTTAGAGAAGCAATCAAAGAGATTGAAAAACGTCTAAAAAAATAGTATAATAAACCTTATGCTGATAGGTGTAGTAGGTTTAATAGGTTCTGGAAAAGGCACTGTCTCTGATAGGCTTGTAGAAAAGCACGGATATCAAAAAGATAGTTTTGCTAAAAGTTTAAAGGATGCTGTTGCGTCAATGTTCAACTGGGACAGGAGTATGCTTGAAGGAGATACAGAATCAAGCAGGCACTGGAGGGAACAACCTGACGAATTTTGGAGTGAAAAATTTGGAAAGCCAACCACGCCAAGATGGGTGTTACAGTACTTTGGCACGGAAGTGATGCGTGGACAGATGTACGACGGCATTTGGGTTGACAGTTGTATAGGTAGGTACAAAGGTCAAAACACTGTGATAGCAGACACAAGGTTCCCCAATGAAGTACGGCAAATAAGAGAACACGGAGGCAAGATCATCCTTGTGAAAAGAGGGCCAGATCCTGACTGGTTTGTTAATTACACAGAAGGCAACATAGAGCCCAAAAACATACACACGTCAGAGTATGCATGGGCAAAGGAAGAATTTGATTTTGTCCTTGAAAACAATGGCACAAAAGAAGAATTATACGCCAAGATCGACGACCTAGTCGTCAGCGACAAGATCACCAACACGCCATCCAAGTCTACGGATACTGCCCAACCTTTGGCAATTGGCGCAAACAGTTTTTAGATTACTCACGCTAGTATTCCTGAGATTTCCATCCACAAACAGCACATCTAGTTGTGCTTTGGCCTGTGCTTTGAAACCACAAAGTTCACACTTATTCTTCTTTTTGTATCCGGATCTTTGCAGTGCTGTCACGCCTCCCACTCGCTTACCGGCTTTTTTCCTGTTACAGGTGTCACAGCGACTACGCCAGTAAACCCTGCCATATCTTTTGTAGGCATAGGCTCTGGGTTTGGTCTTACACTCCGTACACAAAGGTCTGTCATTGTACTGCATGTGTGTATTTACGTCGCCTATATAGGCACCACGAAAACGGTAAATTATGTCAACAAAACCGTACGATCTAATAAATAACTCTAGTATACGTACAACTTGCAAGGAGAATACGAAAAATGGCATTAACATCACCAGGAGTAGAAGTTTCAGTAATAAACGAGAGTTTCTACGTACCATCAGATGCGGGTACAACACCACTATTCATAGTAGCATCATCACAGGACAAGAAAAACGGCGCTGGAGACGGCACTGCTGTAGGAACAACTA